AGTTCTGCCGTCAGAATCTACGATAATATACACAGTATACTTGAATGTTGCTTCTGCTGTAAAGTACTGTATGTCAGTTGCTGAAGTGTCAAACTCCAGGGACGTTAGGGACACTGGGAACAGGTCTCTAAACTTTACAATGCTGTTCACTCTGTAATTGCTGTTTAGGATGGACAAACTACCATCACTAAACTGCTCCTGCATAACACCCTTCAGACCATCAGCATCGGTTGTGAGGTCAACAAAGTCTTGTGTTGTTTCTGGGAAACCCAAACCAGTCAACCAGTTATGAATTGACATATAGTTGGACATGTCCTCATCAACTAAGAATTTTATTGTGAGGTCACCATAGGTCAACTTTTCTCCAGGAACATCAATGTCCTTTAGATAACTTGGTTGTGAAGTAACTGCCAAACTAATGGGTGGTAGAGTGGCACTGGTGCAGAAAAAATCTACTTTTGGGTGCTTAGATAAACTAAACTGAAACCCAGTTGGTGATAGAAAGTTTCTATTTTGTATTTGATTTCTAAACTGCGAAACAGTCATTATCAGTTTTATTTGTATTTAGATAAAAAAAGGGGGTCCGAAGACCCCCAGGATAGATATGTGAATCGAGATCACATGAGGTTTTGAACCTTGACTCTTCTGTAGTAGCGGTTGACGTTCTGGGTGAGAGCGCCAGCACCAACAGTAGTGCCCTGAGCGAATGGGTTGGCGACCATGCCGTAGCGGGTCTTGAAGCCAATCTTGGGCTGGAAGGTGTCCTGACCGACGGCACGAACCATCTGGAGAGGAACGTATGGGCAGTAGAACAGACCTGCGTCGTAAGGGGAAGAACCCTTGTAACCAGCAACGTAGTACTGATCGGCGGCGAGGTTGGCAGAATATGGGTCGATGTAGACGCGGAACTTACCAGCGAGAACGCCAGCGAAGGTGTTACCGGTGTCATCAACGTTGAGGTTAGCGTTGAGGGCAGGGGTGTAGTCGAGTACACCAGCCATCGTGAGGGCGGAAGCAACGTCTGCGGAGCAGAGGATCATGTTGCCCTTTCCTCTACGAGTTCTCTGGGCGATAGCGTTAGCGTCACGCTCGATCTGGAAGATCAGACCCTTGAACTTCTCAACTGACCAACGACCGTTGGAGTCAACGTCGAGGTCGAAAGCACCCTGGGTAGCAACGTTAGTAGCAGCACCTTGCTCAGCAACACGGTAGATAGTTCTGATGACTTCGCGGTTGATCTCAGCCAGAATCTCAGTGGAGAGAATGTTGGCGAGTTCAGCCTCGGCATTCAGACCGTGGATTGCCTTGAGGTCCTGAGCGAGTTCTAACGAGTACTCAGCTTTCAGAGCTCTTGACTTGGCGGTAACGGTGACCTTCTCGATCGAGAATGCCATCTCGTTGAACGCACCGATGCCGTCACCTAGGTTCTCAGCATCGTCGGTACGCAGACCCTGACCTACGCTGTAGGTGGATCCATCAATACCTGAAGTTGGGTTAAGAGCAGCAGGGTTTCTACCAACCTGACCGGTTGTACCCATACCAACGTTACCAGCGGTGAAACCGTTGGAGCGGTTGAAGTTGCTGTCCTGACCAGAGAAGGCGGTATCGACTTCATCGAACAGAGCTTCAGCACCACCTTGGGTCTTATACTTGGAGCGCATCGCAAAGATGAGTCCAGTAGGTCCGCTCATTGGTTGAACGCCAGCGAGGTCATAAGCGACCAGGTTAGGCATTGAGCGACGGATCAGGGAGATCAGAACTGGATCGAAACCAGCAACGGTCTGACCACCTGAGGAGGTGTAACCACCGTTACCAACAGCGTTGGTGGGTGATTCGTAAAGGAATTCACGCTCTTCTTTGAGAGCGACTTCTTGGTTCTCCAGGAGTTGAGCAGTAACGGCTCTACGATGTGCATCCTTGATAGGATCCATTCCTTCGTAGTCCAGAAGGGGTGCCCACTTCTCCTGCAGATGCTCGTTTAGGGGCATTTGCATTTGAATTTTACCTCTTTAAAAAAGTTTAGTTTGAACTGTTATTATTTAGAAATCACTTTTTAGCGACTCTTCTCAGAGTATCCATGTAGGATTCCATTAGTGGGGATGCTGATGTTGAACCAGCAACCTCGGTGCCTTCAGAGATGGTCTCTGAGTGATCTCTTTGAGCGCCAGCAGCTGGGAAGTATGACTCCCTCAAAGTTACCAGCTTCTCACGATAGTCTGCTTCACTGTCAAACTCAACATTTTCGGCAAGAGTAGCGAGCTTGTCTTTCTGGGAAAGGGCAAGTCCTTCAGTAACGTCTGCAAAGATTACATCTGCAACTGACTCAGCTAGTCTCTTATTTAGAGCAACGTTTCTTTCGATTTGCTCGTTGAGTTTACCTTCCATTTCATCAAGTTTATCTACCATGCTCTCGATTACATCATATCTATCTTCAGGGATGGTTACATAATGATCTTCAAAAAGACTCTTCATTCCAGTTAGGAACGATTCGGTCATTTCGGTCTTCAGACCGTGCTCAACGGCGAGAGCGTTCTCTTGGATCCACTCATCGGCAACATACTCAAGGTATGCGTCGAGTCTTTCGGTCAGACCTTCTTTAATAGTTTCGATCTCTTCTACTAGAACAGATTCGTATGCGCCTTGAAGGTCTTCTTTGATTTCATCAACCTTCGTTTTGATAGCAGCTTCGAAAATAGTGCGTGCTTTCTCTTGGAACTCCTCGGAAAGCTCTTCACCTTCGAATAGAGCTTGAACATCTTCTTCGATGCTGAACTCTGGTTCTGCGGTTTCCTCTGCTTCAGCGACGACTTCCTCTTCAGACTCAGTTACCTCTTCTTCAGAAATCTCCTCTTCGGTGATTTCCTCTTCGGTTACTTCCTCTTCTTCGGCAACGATTTCTTGCTCTTCATCAGCCTCAACTTCCTCAGCCTTAACAGCCTTGGCGTTTACGACATTTTTGACCTGAGCAAGGGTCTTGCCTGGAGTCTCCAGTTTGTTGGAGTCATCGTCGGGTCTTGAGTTCTCGGGGGTAGGACCACCAAGATCCTCATAAGGAACACCGCTAGCTTGCATTGGTTCAGCAGGTGCAGCGTTTTGTGTTACTACGTTTTCCATTTCCTGTAAGTTGCTATCAGCGGACATTTTCTTTTGATTAACTTTGGTATAATCTATATTTATTTATAAATCACAGATTTGATAAGAAATCGTTGAAGAGTTGTAGTTTGTGCTCTTCAAGTCTTCTTTGATCAACTAGAGTGTTAATACGCTTTACAGTTCTTTCTGCGAGTTGCTCACGAAGGATTCCACCTTCCCAAACCCACTCTTTTCCTTCCATGATTCCGTTAACGAAAGCATCAGGAGCAGAAGGGTCGGCAACGATATCAGCAGCAGTTGCTAACTGGAAGTCTTCGCCAACAATCTTATGACCTTCGTTGGTCATCTTAAGTGAACCAACACCACGAGAAGAAACGCCAAGGGTAACTCCTTCGCTAATCAGAGAAGAAGCGATTTTACCCATGGGGGTAGAAAGCAACTGTGCCTTACCTACAAAGTTGTTTCCTTCTCTATGTAGGTCACAAATCTTGTGAGAAACTCTGTCAAGATTTACGGTAGGACCATCAGGGTGACCAAGTTCACCGAGAGCACGTCCTTTCAGAACAAAACTCTCATTGTAACGGTTGACCTCTTTCTCCATGATTGACATGGGATACATTCTACCGTTACGGTTCACTTGCTCTGCTTGTAAGAAAATGCCTTGAATATAGCACTTCTTATTAGCACCCTTACCTTCGGTAATAAATTCTACCTTGTTGATTTCTTCTGTGATTAATTTCATTTTTTCTATCCAGTAAATCCTACTTTTGTACCTCTCACAGTTACAGCAGTGGCAAATACACAATGCGATGCGGTTTTCTCCAGATATTCTGTAGTATTTCCAAGCATTGTAAATGTGCCTATTCCAGTACCACTTTGTGTTGCAACAACACTAATGGTTTGTGCAGTACCAGTTGTATTTACTAGTCTTACTACAGTTGCAGAAGAAAAACTAGTTGCAGTTCCAGTAGTTGTTGGAAGGGCAATTTCATCTCCTAACAATAAAGTTCTTGCCATTATTCTTGATCCTCTAATTGTTGTTCATCACCGAACATGGAAGCACCAACTTGAGGACGAATGGCATCGATTCGTTCTGATGCTTTTGTATATAGTGCATTTTTAATTTTGTCGGTAATGTCAGATGCCGAAGAATCAGAACCGATCAAATTTACAATTTCTTCCATGAAAATTTATTATGTCTATATTCTATATTTATATTTACTAAACTTCCGTTGATGATGCGTCAATCTCTGGTTCCATTGGAACATCACCTAACATGTTTGGATCTCCTCCGCCAGGAAGAGGCTCTCCAGTTACGGGATCAACTGCATTTGGATCGGGAATAATTCCATCTTTAATTTCTTGTTCAATTTGTTCGTCCATTTCAACCATTTCAGAATCAGTTTGACGAAGAACTTTATTGCGAACCCATTTTTGCGAATAGTACTTACCAATATAAGGTTCAATTGTCGCAAGAACACCAAGACGCTCATTCAGCATCTCAGTTTCTTTGAGTT